CTTACATAAACTTTTTTGGCTAGTATCCGTAGCACAGGATGCTTTAAATTATCAAACTGTCCAAAATATGCCGCAAGCTGTGGACTCACATATTTCTCATTAAACTTGAGTCTACCCAATGTTTGGAATTTGGGCATATAGCGCAATGTTCGATACTTACCCAAATTACGGCATAGTTCAATAGCTATACTAATAGCATAGGCATCAATCTCATCTGGGTCTGCTAGGTAAGCATCGTACGGACTTTTGTCGTGATTGGAATAAACAATATGCTTTCGTTTTTTACTTTGGCGTTGATGTTTGTACTCATGTACAGTAGCATCAAAAATCTGAATTAATAAATCAGTAGTCTGTTTTTGATCCCAGACTGATTGCTTGTCAAAGTTGTGATGTATAATAACTTCAATGGGGGTTTCATTATTTTGATCGTCTTCAGCATCATAATAGGCATTAACATAAAATTCTTCTATGCCTAAACTTTTACGCCTGTCGGATTTTAACTTGAGATCGAACCCGTGTTCTCTAAACTCTCTGCGTAACATTGTTAGTAAGTTTTGAAAACTTACGCCGTGCTTGCTGTTACTCCTAACATTATTACACACCGAGCAAACAGTTTCCATCACGGTATTCATATTATAACCTATATGTTACACGGCCTTTAGTAAGATCGTATGGACTTACTTCTATCTTTACGTTATCTCCAAGGATAATTCTAATCTTATGTTGCTTTAATTTCCCACCCATATAACACAGTAACGGATTTGGCATGTTCGCCACTTTAACCCGAAACATATTACCTGGTAGTACTTCTTCAACTTCACCGGTTAATTCAATAATATCGTCTTTAGCCATTATGCTTTAGTGATTATCATTTTGCCATCCTCAACACTGATGTTCAGGGTATCACCTACTACCCATCCCTGTGCTTCGCAAATCTCAGGTGGTAGTTTCATAATAACATTATCCGGGTCTCCCGGAATGTCTTCAAATATTTCTTCTGCTAAAAATGTTAGTTTTTCCATAATAGTATTTACTTTAGTTATCGTCATCAGTCCAGGGTACTGGACGCCAACCTAATCGGTTAAGATCTAATTCAATTTCTTCAGTTACTACACCTTCTGGGACATAGTTACGACCATCGGTAATGTCCGGTATAGTACCAGTTAAGCCGTTACCTAATTCTTCATTGCCAATGCCGCTACAGTACCAATCAATGTAGTCGCCTTTTTCACACATGTCAGCAATTATACCACCACTATGCCTCCAAGAGCAACTCCAAGTTTCACCTTTTAGTTCTTGCCAAAATGCTCTACTTTGCCAGGTCATATTGCACATGGCCGCATACAAGTTTTGAGCATAGTTCTCAGATGCTTTAACTTTGTCGCATAGTTCTTTTGAACTACGGAGATCATACTCCATGTTGTTCCGTTGCCAAGCAGGATCGTGGATCTTGTTGGCATCGTCAATCTTGATCTGTTCCCACATGTCGATGTAGGCTTGGTTAGGCTCTTCACCATTTTCTTCTGCCCGCCGCATACTACCTTCAACTTGAAAGGTATGACGTTCGGGACTGCTTGCTACTTTATTTGTCAATGAAATACCCCTTGGAAACAATGCCGCAATTCATGCCCCATTTCGTGCATTGATGTAGTTGGGCTCGTAACAATAGTGCAGACATTTTTTCCAGGAGCATAGTCCCAAAAACTACAAGCATCGATAGTAAAACCAAATTTGCTCTTGCCTCTCTTTAATGATTCTTTATCGCACTCTTCTTGTACATTATTCACTACACGATGAGTAACTAAAATCTGACTGACCTTATTATTACTTGCATAATATCGAGCATCCGGGTTATTCCAATTCGGATCCTTGTTGCCTGCATACGTAGTGGTTGCTACTAACAAACATATTGTTACTAATGCCGTTTTCATAAAATGCCTTTCTGTGCCTGTGTTAAAATTGGTGTAGACGGTAGGATTCGAACCTACAAAAGCGTCCTAAGGACTAGCCCAGTTCCCTCCGTTCAGCTGGGGGTCAGCTTACTAGGAGGAGGTATACCATGTTCCACTCACGTCTACATTGTAAGTATACAATCATATGTAAATACTGTCAATGAACTTTACAACCATTCCATTCCAAAATATTACAAAATTTGGACAACAAACTATGTTGGATCGCCCATTATTTAACATAAGTTGGATATTGGGTAGATTTTGTAATTACAAATGTAGTTACTGTTGGCCCTATGCTAATAGTAGTACACCCGATCACCAACCGCTTGAAGTATATAAATCTACTGTAGACGAGATTAAGCGTCAAGCACGGGCCAATGAGTTTAACCAGTTTCATTGGTCGTTCAGCGGAGGTGAGCCGACAGCCTATAAACATTTATTAGAGCTAGTTGAGCATTTAGGTTCAGAAGAATACCAAAGCATTCATATGACTACTAATTTGAGTCCGAGTAACAACTGGTGGAAAAAATGGGCCGATAATACTAAGACGCTACAGCGCCGTAGCATTACTGCCAGTTTTCACGCGGAGTTTGCCAATGAGATAGAGTTCGCTGATAAAATATTACAATTAACAGCTGATGGAGTTTTTGTAACAATAAATCAAGTAATGGTTCCAGATCAATTCTATTCTTTATACGAACGTTTACAACGTTTTGTCAACAGGGGTATTAACGTAACCCTTAAACCTCAAAGCAATGAGACAGCGAGTGCGGTTGTAGATGGTTATTCACTTCGTATGATAGAACTTATGCAAGAAGGATTCCCGCAACATGCCAACGGCGAGGACCTTCATCAGATTAGATTAACTGACGGTGAAACAACTTATTATATAGATCAAGCAGAACGCTTTAATGCTTTTGGATTTAATAAGTTTCAAGATTGGACTTGCAATGCCGGCTATCAAAGTATTATAATACGAGGTAATGAGATTAAAAGAAGTTATAGTTGCCATGATGTACCGCTAGGTACGTTAGATAATTTTGAATTATTTAGCCAACCGAAACTTTGTTCTACACCGAGTTGTGTAAGCTCAGCAGACAGCAAAATACCAAAGTGTAAATTATAATGTGGAAATGGTTCCGATTACAGCACAAGAAAAAACTAGACACTATTAGTCCTAGCCTTTGTTTGGCTAAATGGACACAATCTAACATTTACTTAGGTTCTGGTATGACACACAGTTGTCATCATCCTGGGCCACATCATATACCCGTAGATGAAATTAAAATTGATGTAAGTGCATTGCATAATACAAAATATAAAAAACAACAACGTCAACTTATGCTAGACGGTATTCGTCCTACAGAATGTGATTATTGTTGGAAAGTTGAAGACTCTAGTAATAGTTTAAGTGATCGTATAACAAAGAGTTTTACCAACTGGTCACGCCCGTTCATCAAAGAAATTTTGACACAAGGTGCTGACGGAAGTAATCCGAAATATCTTGAAATTAGTTTTGATAATGTATGTAATTTAAAATGTAGTTATTGCGGTCCTACAAATAGCAGTAAATGGATGGATGAGATTAATCGATACGGTCCATGGCCGGATGATTCTACAAATCATTACCAACAAACTTATATTATTCCAAATCGTGAACACAATCCTTATATTGATGCGTTTTGGCAATGGTGGCCTGATCTATATCCTAGCTTACATACTTTTAGAATAACAGGCGGAGAGCCGCTACAAAGCAAGAATACTTTTAAAGTGTTAGACTATATTATTAGTAACCCTAATCCTAATTTAGAGCTTAGTATCAACAGTAACTTAATGGCAGATTGTCATGTGTTGGATAAATTTATTAGCAAAGCAAAACAATTAAAAGTTAAAAAATTAACAATCCACACGAGCTGTGAAGCGTACGGCCATGCGGCCGAGTATGCACGGAATGGGCTACAATATGATACTTGGCTCGATAATTGTTATAAAATATTAAATTCATTACCCGATGTTAAACTAGATATAATGGCAACTTATAATGCGTTTAGTGTTACTACGTACGAACTCTTTTTAAAAGACATTAATACACTCAAAGGTCGAAAGTGGTTCAGTCGAGTGAGTTTATCAACTAGTTACTTGCGTAATCCTAATTTTCTATCAATATGGGTATTGCCTAAAACATACAGTGACTATATTAATAGTCAAATTGTTTACATGAAAAGAAACCGATTCACTGCAAATGAAATTAATGAGCTAGAACGAATACTAGAATTATTTGTTACTGCTGAACAAACTAATCTAACAGAATTCTTAAAATTTGTTAATGAGCACGATCGAAGAAGACAAACCTCCTTTATAAAAACATTCCCAGAGATGCAGGACTTAATATGAAAATAGATACAGAACACTTACACTTTTGGATGAACGCCATCCGAGAAAGCAACAGCCCAATGCGCACACTTGATGCGTTTTGGAGTGGCCAGATGAAAAGCAAAGAATGGCTTATAGATAACTTAGAGCCATTTGTAACTAAACCTAGTCGCATAGAAATACACGGAGGTTGGGTCGGCGTGTTGGCCAGTATGATATTTCAAAGTAAAATATCTGCTCGCTATATTGCCAGCGTAGATATTGATCCGCTATGCCAACATGTTTCTACTATGATGAATAAAATAGAAGAACAAGACGGAAAGTTCAAAGCTATAACAGGAGACATGTGTACAGTCCCAGTTAACGGCGATGTTATCATCAATACTAGCTGTGAACATATCACTCAAGAACAATATGACATATGGTTAGCTAGATTACCAAAGGACAGTATTATCGTAGTTCAAAGTAACGATTACTCTATAGCAGAGCATATCAGAATTGCCCATAGCTTAGAAGAATTTAAAAATCAAAGTCATCTAAAAGAATTATGGTCGGGAAGTTTAAAAACTCAACTATATACACGTTGGATGGTCATAGGAACAAAATGAAACGAATCCCGATAAAGGTTATTTCTACTCAAGATAGTGAAGTATTACAAGTAAGATTTTTTCCTACTGACATTTGTAACTACAACTGTTCTTACTGTTTTCCAGGATCGCACGACGCAAAGTATAGATATCCTAAAAATCTAGATTTAATTATTAATAATTTTAAAATATTGTTTAATTATTATAAAGACAATCATAACAAACAAAAAATTCGTTTATTTGTATCAGGCGGCGGTGAACCTACATTGTGGCCTCAATTAGATCAATTTTGTAAACAGCTTAAAGAAACGTATGGTGCATCTATACACATTACAATTGTAAGCAATGGTTCAAGGACTACTACATGGTGGTCAAATAATTCCAAATATCTTGATCGTGCAGTATTAAGTTGCCATCATGAATATGTAGATATCGATCACTTTATTGAAGTTGCTGATTTATTATTTTCAGCAGGAGTAGATGTTACTGCATTGGGATTAATGGATGCAGAACATTGGGATAAATGTGTAGACCATATAAATCGTATGTTGCAAAGTAAACAGTCTTGGTACATACAAGCTAAGACAATAGTCGACGCTCCTAATAAAGGAACAGATGTATACACTCCTCTACAACAAGAATACATAAACACCGCATTAAAACGTATCCCAACATCTGATTGGCTATTACCTAGAATGGCCGATCTTAGTCTGCATGATAGCGTAGTTTTATTCGACGACGATACTGCACAAGTTGCACAATCACATACTATCTTATTAAATGCTTGGAATAATTTTAAAGGCTGGACTTGTAAAATCGGAACAGAATCTATTGCTATAGATGCATCCGGAGATTTACGTGCTAGTTGCGGGCTATCGATGTTTAAAACATCCATAAACATATTTTCACCGGTGTTTACTATGAGTCCGCCGAGTGATATTAGTTGTACAAATAATTTATGTATTTGTCAACCTGACACTCATGCTACAAAGGTGAAATTTTAGTTAGGGGAATGTCTGCCGCGCAGGTACAGAAATTTCTATCGCATCTAACGGGTTCGCTAGGAGCAACAAAGTTACCTTCGTATATGTTGCCTAGGCTACCACCAACTCTACAAGTGGCGCGATGTACATCACCGTCCCAATTTATCATGAGA